TTACCTGAAAGAGATACGATCATAACTATTTGGGTTAAGTTGCTAACTTTATCAGGAAAGTACAACGAACAAGGTTACATTATGCTATCTGAAAACTTGCCATATAACGAAGAAATGTTAGCAAATGAATTTAATAGACCTATTAACTCAATAAGATTAGCGATTCAGACTTTTGAGACATTAGGCATGATTGAAAAAGTTAATGGTGTCATAAAAGTGACAAACTGGGAGAAGCATCAAAGCTTAGATAGCAAAGCTAAGCATAAAGAAAAAAATAAATTGCGACAACAACGCTATCGAGAGAGACAAAAAAAGTTACTAGAAGAAAAAAGTAACGTTACCGTAACGTCACGTAACGATACAGAAGAAGAAGAAGAAAGAGAAGAAGAAAGAGAAGAAGAAAAAGAAGAAAGAGAAGAAAGAGAAGTCGTCTTCTCATCTTCAATAAAATACATTATCGCAAATTTAGATGATAAGTTAACGCCTAATCAAATGGAGCAATTAGGGTTTGCTATTGATGATATAGGTACGAACGCTTTTGAAGTTGTAAAAGTAGGTGTTGAGTACACTAAAAGTAAAAGTGCGCATGGTGGCTACTTAATTAAAGTTTTAAACAACTGGGCTAAAGAGAATGTCAAAACAAAAGAAGATGCAGAAAATAAAATAGCGCCTAAGAAAAATGCTACTGATGATGTAATAGCACAAATGGAAAAAGAATTGAGTGATGACTAATGCCGATGAGCAAAACACAAGCATTAGAAATTATTAAAAAAGTTAGGTACGTATACAACATTGATTTTGATAAACCGAAGTTAGAAATGTGGATTGATGTATTAAGTCGAAACGGAGATTATCAACCAACTGTAAAAGCGATAGATGGATATATCAACAGTAACAACCCTTACCCGCCTAACCTACCAGCAATCATGCGTAAGGAACCTAAAAAAGTATCAATCGAGCCGGTAGACAACGAAACCGCTACACACCAATGGAAAATGCAGAATGACCCCGAATATGTCAGACAAAGAAAAATAGCACTAGATAACTTCATGGATAAGTTGGCAGAATTTGGGGGCGATAACGAATGAATTACGGACAATTTGAGATTGAAAGTACAATAATCGCTACGCTACTTAAACAACCGGACGTACTAGAAAAAATAAGAGTTAAAGATTACATGTTTACGAACGAAAAGTTTAAAACCTTTTTCAATTATGTAATGGACGTCGGAAAGATAGATCATCAAGAAATTTATTTGAAAGCAACTAAAGATAAAGAATTTTTAGATGCAGATACAATAACTAAACTTTACAACTCTGATTTCATTGGATACGGCTTCTTTGAACGTTACCAACAGGAATTATTGGAAAATTATCAACTCAACAAAGCAAACGAATTGGTAACTGAGTTCAAACAACAACCTACGAACCAAAACTTTAACAACTTGATTGATGAACTCAAGGATTTAAAAACGATTACTAACAAAAAAGAAGATGGAACCAAGAAGTTTGTTGAGGAGTTTGTCGAAGAGTTATACAGCGATAGCCCTAAGAAGCAAATTAAGACGGGTTACAAGCTCATGGATTACAAAATAGGGGGATTAGAGCCATCACAATTAATCGTCATCGCAGCGCGTCCCTCAGTGGGTAAAACAGGTTTTGCATTAAACATGATGTTGAACATAGCACGAAATGGATATAAAACATCTTTCTTTAGTCTTGAAACAACTGGCACATCAGTATTGAAACGTATGTTATCAACAATTACTGGTATTGAGTTAACCAAGATAAAAGAAATCAGGAACTTAACACCGGATGACTTAACGAAGTTAACAAATGCAATGGATCAAATTATGAAGTTAGGTATTGATATTTCTGACAAAAGCAATATCACACCGCAAGATGTCCGAGCACAAGCGATGAGACATTCAGACAGGCAACAAGTTATTTTTATAGATTATCTTCAACTGATGGATACTGATGCGAAAGTTGATAGACGTGTAGCAGTAGAAAAGATATCACGTGACTTAAAGATAATCGCTAATGAGACAGGCGCAATCATTGTACTACTTTCACAACTGAATCGAGGTGTCGAGTCTAGGCAGGATAAACGACCAATGCTATCGGACATGAAAGAATCAGGCGGAATAGAAGCAGATGCGAGTTTAGCAATGCTACTTTACCGTGATGATTATTATAACCGTGACGAAGATGACAGTATCACAGGCAAATCTATTGTTGAATGTAACATAGCCAAAAACAAAGACGGCGAAACCGGAATAATTGAATTCGAGTATTACAAGAAGACACAGAGGTTTTTCACATGAACATCATGCAATTCAAAAGCTTATTGAAATCGATGTATGAAGAGACAAAGCAAAATGACCCGATTGTAGCAAATGTATATATCGAGATTGGTTGGGCGGTCAATAGATTGTTGGACAATAACGAGTTATCGCCTTTCGATGATTACGACAGAGTTGAAGAGAAAGTTATGAATGAAATCAACTGGAAGAAAACACACATAAAGGAGTGTTAAAAATGCCGAAAGAAAAATATTACTTATATCGAGAAGATGGCACAGAAGATATTAAGGTCATCAAGTATAAAGACAACGTAAATGAAGTTTATTCGCTCACAGGAGCCCATTTCAGCGAGGAAAAGAAAATTATGACTGATAGTGACCTAAAACGATTCAAAAGCGCTCACGGGCTTCTATATGAGCATCAGTTAGGTTTGCAGTCAACGATATTTGATTATTTATAAGAGGTGCACGATGAGTAAATACAACGCTAAGAAAGTTGAGTACAAAGGAATTGTATTTGATAGCAAAGTAGAGTGTGAATATTACCAATATTTAGAAAGTAATATGAATGGTACTAACTATGACCATATAGAAATACAACCGAAATTCGAACTACAACCTAAATTGGGGAAACAAAGACCGATTACGTATATAGCTGATTTCTCTTTGTGGAAGGATGGCAAACTGGTTGAAGTTGTAGACGTTAAAGGTAAGGCGACTGAAGTTGCCAACATCAAAGCGAAGATATTCAGATATCAGTATAGAGATGTGAATTTAACGTGGATATGTAAAGCGCCTAAATACACAGGTCAAGAATGGATAGCATATGAAGACTTAGTGAAAGTCAGACGTAAAAGAAAAAGAGAAATGAAGTGATTTAATGCAACAACAAGCATATATAAACGCAACGATTGATATAAGGATACCTACAGAAGTTGAATATCAGCATTTTGATGATGTGGATAAAGAAAAAGAAACGCTGGCAGATTACTTATATAACAATCCTGACGAAATACTAGAGTATGACAATTTAAAAATTAGAAATGTAAATGTAGAGGTGGAATAAATGGCGGGCATAAAAACGAAAGTAAGAATAGACGGTAAGTTGATGACGCTTATTGATGCATCTGATAAATACGACATCAAAGTATCGACACTAATTACTAGGTATGATAGAGGTTCAAGAGGAAAAGACTTAATACAAAATGTAGTCAAGCCTAAGAAAGTTAAGATTGACGGCAAGATGATGACTGTTAGCGAAATAGTTAAAAAGTACAACCTAAGCAAAGGACTACTTAATTACAGAATATCAAAAGGGTTAACGGGCGATGCGCTTATTGCGCCACCACAAGAAAAACCCCCTTCTAAATACACTGAATATGAAAATGAGCAGATGAAAAAGAAAGGACTCACGCCCGAAATAGTTAGAAATAGAGTTGCGAAGGGTTGGGAGATGTCGGAAGCAATTGATGCACCTTTCGGCATGAAGCTGAATGACTATAGAGAAATACAAATAACAAAAGCTTTGGAGCGAGAACGTGAAATGGCTAGGCAACGACGTAAAGAGGCAGAGCTAAGAAGAAAGAAACCGCATTTGTTTAATGTGCCACAGAAACATCCAAGAGGACGTTATGCGTGCTACCTGATGGAAAACGACATATTTCCAAAAGTAAGGGTGTAGATCATGGTAGATAGCGCACGTAAAGAACATTTAAACCAATTTTTCGGCTCTAAGAGATACCTGTATCAGGATAACGAGCGAGTGGCGCATATCCATGTAGTAAACGGCACTTATTACTTTCATGGGCATATCGTACCAGGTTGGCAAGGCGTGAAAAAGACATTTGATACAGCGGAAGAGCTCGAAATATATATAAAGCAACATGGTTTGGAATATGAGGAACAGAAGCAACTAACTTTATTTTAAGGAGATGTAAAAATGAAAATCAAAGTTAAAAAAGAAATGAGACTAGATGAATTAATTAAGTGGGCGCGAGAAAATCCGGAGCTATCAAAAGGAAAAATTTTTCTTGCAAAAGGTTTTAGTAATGGATTCGTTCGTTTTCAACGAAATACAAATACGTGTTCGATATCAAGTTTTATTCCAATTGATACTCCTTTCATAGTTGAAGTTGAAGAGGAAATCACAGAAGATACAGTATTTGATAGGTTGTTTGAAGTGTACGAGCTTCAAGAGGGAGCCTATATGTCAGCGTTACACACAAGTATTAGTATCAACGAACGTTTAGAGAACACGTTTTTCCCTACCAAAGCATTCTACATCTTGAACGACGGCCTAACTATGACATTAATTTGGAAAGATGGGAGATTGGTAGAATGAACTATGAAACAGGGTTCCAACTAAGCGTAATGGACGCTAGGTTGAAGAAGATGAGAAAACAACGTGATGAGTACAAGAAGCAACGTGACGAGCTTATTGGGGATATAGCTAAGTTAAGAGAGCGTAACGAAGAGTTGGAGATCATGTGGCGCACAGTCAAAAATGAATTGCTTGGAAGATACGAATTTTACCGTTTTAGACTTAACGAACTACAGATTGAGAGTAGAGCGAACAAGGCAGTAGCTATAAACATGGGAGCTAAAATCAACGCAAGTGCTATATTGTACCGAATGGACAAATTAGACGGAACAAATGAGTTCTACGAATTTTTAGGTCAAATGGAGGAAGACACTAATGAATAACCGCGAACAAATCGAACAGTCCGTTATAAGTGCTAGTGCGTATAACGGCAATGACACAGAGGGATTACTAAAAGAGATTGAAGACGTGTATAAGAAAGCACAAGTGTTTGATGAAATACTTGAGGGTTTACCTAATGCTATGCAAGATGCACTCAAAGAAGATATTTATCTTGATGAAGCAGTAGGGATTATGACGAGTCAAGTTGTCTATAAATATGAGGAGGAGCAGGAAAATGACTAACACATTAACAATTGATCAGTTACAAGAGTTATTACAAATACAAAAGGAGTT